TAAGGAACTAAAAATGAAAGCATTAGGAATTTTAAGCGCATTGTTTGCGGGGCTAAACGGCGTAGATGATTTTCAAGGTGTGCCACAAACAAAAAAGAGCAAAGCCCACATGCCACACTCAAAAACTAGACGCACAAAAGGCGCTTACGATAGGAGTCAAAGGATAAGGGCAAATAGACGAAAGGTTAAAAGATGTTTAACAAAATAGTTTTAGTGGGTCATCTCACGCGCGACATCGAGCTTAGATACACCCAAAGCGGCGCGGCGATAGGTAGCTCTGGTATAGCCGTAACTCGCAAATATACGCTAAATGGCGAAAAGCGCGAGGAAACATGTTTTATCGACATAACGTTTTTCGGTAAGCAAGCGGAAGTAAGTAACCAATACCTACAAAAGGGAAGTAAGCTTTTAGTAGAGGGTCGATTAAAATTCGACCAATGGCAGGATAGCAACGGGCAAAACAGAAGTAAGCATAGTGTCGCTGTGGAAGTAATGGAAATGCTAGGCGAGCCGAAGCAAAGCAATCAAAGCTATCAGCAAGGCGGGTATTCAAATCAACGCCCGCAACAAAGCGCTCCTAAGAAGCCGCAACAACAAAAACCGCCTGTCGATAACTACGAGATAGACGTGGACGCCGACATCGCCTATGAAAACGGCGACGAAACGATACCGTTTTAAGGGACAGAAATGGGCAAAAACTTCAGCGACAACATAAATAAGAAGCGCTCAAAAAGTTCCTTCTAAAAAGGAAAAAAATGACTTACGGCGAAGCAATGGTAAGGCAGCAAGAAAGCCAACGTATGGAAAATGGCGTCTGGGTATTTGATGAGCTAGAGCCTTACGAGCCTTTTGCAACTAGCACCGAGGCGTATAAATACTACGGCGAAAAACTAGACCGCTACTGGCTAAGCAAAATCGAGCTAAACCCTAGCTCTAAATTTTCAAAGCAAGACGTGCTACAAATATTAAAAGGTAGAAGCCTAAATGGAGTGAGCGATGACAACGGCTGAATTAAAAGACGCCGCCATTTTTGTAATGGCATATAGCTTTTTACAGATGGATAGCACGGAAAAGCTAGGGCTTTTCATCAATAAAAAGGCGAGCAAATTTATCGATGAGCTAATAGAGGCGATGACGCCGATAGTGGGGCACTATCACGCATTTAAGAGGCGGATAGAAACTCAAATAAACGCCCTGGATAACAAGGCGAGCATTGCCAAGCAAAGCTTTAGCACGACCGCTCCACAATTAGCTTGTGATCTGCTTTATTTGAGACTAGCACCACACGAGCGCAAAGGGCAAAGACTGGCACCGATACTGGCTGATTTTTATGCGACGAATAAAGAAAAATAGCGTATATCTCAAACAAAAGCTGTGATACAAAATATCGCAAAGAGGCAGAGGATAGCCAAGCGCTGGCTTATTTTTATATTGAGAATATTTGAAAGGATTGATAATGTTTTGGCAAAAAACAGACAAAGAAAAACTAATAGAGCTTTTAGAGTGGTTTTTGAGCCACAATTGGGAATTTAAAAAAGACGACTACAAAAATCTGCAGCGTCTCAATAAATTACTTTTAAAATTTGACATCCAGCCAACTTGGATAAATTTTTCGCTTTACAATTACTTTTACCTCAAACAAGACGAGCGAGAAAGGCTACTTGAAACATACAAAAAATTAAAGGATAGTAAATGAGAGAGATTAAATTTATGGCGTGGCACAAGGAAAAGAAAATCTTGAGAGAGGTCCTTGAGATAAGTTTTTCAGGCGGATACGTCATTTTAGCGGGCTTTGGTAGTTTTGGCGAAATAGAAGCCCCAATAAGAGATGTCGAGCTTATGCAATACACTGGCTTAAAAGACCAAAACGGCAAAAAAATTTATGAGGGGTATATAGTCAGATTTTATCCGCAGGCTCCTCGTAGTGAAGAATTACCAAACCCACGATATGGTGAAATGGGTGAAATATTTTTTGACATAGGAAGTTTTGCAGTTAGGCCTATT